TTTTTAACACCCATTCTTGCTGCACCAAATTCCATTTCAAAATAATCTCTAGGTGACATAGGTGTTTGGCCTTGTTCTTCAGCAGTGTATTTGTAATTTCTATATTCATCAATTAAACCAGGTTTTAAAGCAGTTTGACCAGCAAAATCTTTTAGCTCTTCATACTCATCTTCTGATAATTCATCTAAAGGTCTTCTAAATAACATTAAAGATAATTCATTTAATGAATCCATAACCTCTGGGTTAGATGCTACTTCAGTATTTTTATCCATCATCATATCACCACTTGGTGTATCAATTTGTTCTTGCATATTCATATCCATTACTTCGCCACCATTGGCTAATGTAAGTTCTCTAATTGGTAAAAGTTCATACTCATCTTCTAACTCTTTTAATTTGTCATAACCTTTAGTGGCATAAGAAAATGAATCCATAAAATCACCATCTTCAAAACCACCTTTTTTATAACCAATTCTACCGCCATTTTTTTTACTAATAGTTTGACCATAATCTCCTACATCTATATCAGGATCTGAAAAATTCATACTACCAATATCACCAAACTCTGTATCACCTCTCATAATTCTTCTTGTACTTCTATCAATACTTTCAGGAGTAATCATATCCATAGATCTATCAAGACCTAAAATACCCATTTCATTATTAGAATAATCTACTACATCTTCTGCTTGAAGCATTGCAAGCATGTCTTCTATAGACATTTGTTCTGAATTTATTCCAGGAAATCTTTCCATAAATTTTTGATATATTTCTTCTATAGCTTGATCAGCCATTTGACTTCCTCGAATTTGATTTTCTCTTTCAGGAGATAACTGACTAGGCGTTGGTGAAACCATGTCACCTTCCGCATAACCAACTCTACCGCCGGTTCTATATCCGTAACTATCTAACATTGCATCAACTTCATCCATGTCCCACGTTCCGGAGTCCTCGTAAATTTTTCTAATAGCTGCTCTTCTTGCTTTTTTATCCCCTATTCCTTGTTGACGCATTCTTTCATTGTATTCATCTAATTTATCACTTGCTTGTGCAGCTGTATCAACAGTTGCTTGCGCGCCTATAGTTGTAGCTATATCTTTAAAACCTTTTGGATCAGCATATCTTTTTATTGATTGAGCTAAAGTTTTAGCATCATCACCTTTACCTGCAGTTTGAAATATTTTATTTAATTTTGAAAATTTACCAGAATCATTTAATGCAGTTACTCTTTCATCTAAAAAACTAGGAGCTGCTGCAAATATTCCTGTTCTTGCGATATCTTTTAAATCTGCTTCGTCATCGGTAGCTGCTCTAGCCAAAGCTGAGTTTGCAAATTTACCCATAGCACCAGAAAGTCCACCTATTCCTGGTAACATTGCTGCTGCGTAAGGTAAGAAAGGTCGTACCTCTTTAGGTATTAACTTTTTAATTTTACGTCTAAATCCTGAAAAAAATCCCATATTTTATATCTCTATTATATTGTTGAAAAGCAAGATAGCAACTCTTGTATGTATGCTGGTGTTGGCTATTTTACTTGTTTTTATGTTCATAGTCAATCTAGAATATATTAGTTGTAGCACCTAAAGGTATGCTTTCTACAGTAATTTTTACGTCTCTTCGTATGTGTTCTGATTTAGTATTACTATTTGGATCTTTTACATCTGCTTGTGCTTCTTCATCAGAGTTGTACTCTTTACCTGTTTCTGTGTTAGTTAATGTTACTTCACATTCAGGTGTAATAATAGGTATTTTTTTACCATCTATTATTTCATATCTGACTGAAGCTTCTGTTTCTATAAATGACATTATACGTCCTCCCTGTTAATTTCTAGTATAGAAGATACTACATGTAACTCATTAGCATCTGCTGCTTGAACTTTCAATATTTCATTTTCCATTAAAACTAACGGTTCATTTAATAATTGTTCTGTAGCATTAGCACCAACAGCTTTAACTTTAAATAAACTAAAAACTGTCCCTGTTTGACTTGTTAAAGTTACAGTTATTGTAGTTCCACTACCTGCATCTTCTGAAACTAATAAAGATTTAACAATAGCTCTAGAGTTAGAAGGCACTGTATATAAAACAGTATTATCAGTAGTTGATAAATCTACTTTAGAATTTAAATATACATTAGCCATTAACCTAAACCTAACCAAGTATATCGTTCTTGGTCCTCTTTTAGTTGTCTTAAAAATGTAGAATTTAATTGTTCTACGATAGTTGTCAAGGCTCTGTTAATTTGTCTTTGATTATCTTCGCTATATTCTTTTTTTGGTTCTGGTAATCTTACTACTACTTTTGTCATTATCTTCTTCCATCTGGTTGCAGGTCAGCTTGAAATGTACCAAATCTCCATGATTCACCTGATCCTGTATTTGCTATTTTAAGAGCAGCATATCTACCTCTTGCTCTCGTATCTACTTTAGTCGTAGTTGAGTCAATTGTAAAGGGACTTAAAGATGTTACTGTATTAGGATCTGCTGGATAATCAGCTACTGAAATAGTTACTTCTGCATTTCCTGTTAAAACTTTAAAATTAGGTAAAAATCTTCTCATTGCTAAAAAGTATTCTCCTATTCCTTGATCAGTTTGTAATGCAAAATCAAAAGATTCAATAAAAGAAGTTAATGTTGTTGTAGTACCATCGGGATTAATTTGATCTGTACCTACTTCATGTTCAAAAAATAAAGTTTGACCTAAACCAGATTCTCCAACAACTGTAGGAAACGTTCCGGTGTTAGCACTTTTAAATGCAGTTGCATAAGGTTTTGGATAAATTAAAGAATCAATCCAAGCTGTTCTTATAGAATTTTCATTTACTCCTGTATACCAATTACCCATTGGAGTAGGTTGATTTGTTTGACCATAGTTATAAGTAACAGATCTATTATTAAATTCATTAGGTGCAGTTGGATACCACCAAGTTACTTCTGTAAATAGATTATTAATACCTGCACAAATTTGTTGACCTTTAGTAGTTGCGCAATCATCATAAACATAATCTTCAACTGAACAAGGTAGTGAGTTTACCGTACCATCAAATGCAAAAAAACCATTGTTAGACATCCAGTAAGCAACACCATCAATTTCAATTGCTGCATTCTTACCAATCAATCCACAGTTAGTACCAACTTGTTCAAAGCCAAATGTAAAAGGTGCACCAACAAATTTCATTGTATACAATGAGTTATCTGTCCAAACAAGTATGTTTTCTTTAGCGGTTAACGCTCCCATAATTTTTGTACCGTCTTGAAGTCTTTGAGAGCCGGCACTGTTAACTGCTAGAATATCATACTCATTAATTTCTTCTTGGTTAGCAAATCTAATAAACATATCATCTTGTGTACTTGGATCTCCAATAGTTACTTCAGTTCCAAAATGAATTAAATGACGTGTTGTTGGTGATATTAAAGTTAATCGTGAAGCTGTTGGATTACCTACTCCAGTTGCAATAGCTGTTGGAAAATCAGTAGTTGTTGTAGATGCTCTTGTTGTTAATCGATCTGTAATACCTGCATTCCATGTAAATGTTTTACCATTAGCAATAGTTGCAACAAGTACTTGACCAAAATTGTTTAAAGACCATAATCCAGGTTCAAGAGATACCGTAGAAGCTTCTACTGCATTACCCCATCCAGTAAAATCTGTTGCATTAGTAACTACCACAGAGTTATTGTGAGCTGCTGCAGTTGTACCTAAAGCTCCTCTTGTTGCGCCTGTAAAAGTATTTGTTCCTTTACCTGTATAAGTAATAAGTTCTGTGCCAATAGCTAAAGTACCTACTGTTGGAAAACCTGTGTTAGATGTAACAGGAATTATATTTACACTATCATTGATTCCTGAAGATAAAGTATTTGTTAACGCTCCAGAAATTGTACCACCAAAATTTCCAATACCAAAACCATAACCATATGATTGAGCAGCGGGACCTACTCTTTCGTAAGGTTGAACAGTCATAGATCCACCTGTTGATATTGCAGCGGTTGCTTGATTTAAAGAATCAATAGTAAAAGTAGTTGTAGTTGGAACAGATAATACTTGAAATAATTTATCTTCAAAATCAGAAGCAGATAAACCTGTTCCACTAGGTAATGTTACTGAATCTAATACAACCATATCTCCTTCTATTAAATTATGATTTGATGTAGTTGTAATAGTACATTGTTTATTAGAAGTACTATTAGTTGCTAGTGTAGAAGATGTAAAAGTAGTTTGAACTCCTGCGTTGTTACTACGAAAAGGAGTTATATCAAAAAGTTGTCCTTCAAAATATATAAGTAAAAATTTATCAGTTCCTATTGCTGTGTATCTGTTTCCTTCTAAGTCAACAAAAGAATGTAGTTTTCTAGAAACTCCTACTATACTTTGGTTAAGTAATGATTGCCAACCTCCTACTTTTTCTGGAAGACCATATCTAAATCTAACATTATCAGATTCTACCCAACGACCAACAGCACCTACACTAGTGTCTTGTTTGTCAATCCCTGGAGCAAATTTAACTTGTTGAAGAGCCATCTGTTAGCTCCTATGCTGTATTCGTTTTGTAAGCCCAGCCTCTTGTTGAATCTATAAAGACTAAAGTTATAGCTTGACCATTAGTAGCTAGAGCTAAATTATTTGTACCTGAATTAATTGGTTGACCATTTCTTTCAATTGTAAGATTATTAGATGCAAAAGTTCCTCTTGCGTCTATAAAAACTACTTCATCACCAATTGCAGGTGATGCAGGTAAAGTAATTGTAACAGTTGTTTGAGTTGTATCTACTAAAAGTTGATCGCCTGCAACTGCTGTAAAAGCTGTCATCGCAGATGAAGTTACAGTAAAATATGATTTTTGAGTAATAGCTTTAGAAGTATCAGTTCCATCTGATTTAAGAAGCATAACTGCTCCATTTGGAACTGCAACCGGAGTTGATGAACTTGCAGTTTTTACACTTAAAGTATATTTGTTTGCAGTAGTTCTATCAGTTGCATCTTCTATAATAAAAACTCTTTCAGAACCACTAGGCATAATTAAAGTTTGGTTACGAGCTAATGTACCTGTTAGTTTAAAATATAAGTTTTTACCATCAGATACTGCACCATCTGTTAAAGGCACTGTAATATCTGAATTACCAGTCATTGCTAAAGATAAAAAACCTGAAGCTGCTTGTTGTAAAATTTGTAAGTTAGTATTAGTAATAGCTCCCCACAGACCAGCTTTTTCACCAGTTGTAACTAATTCTAATTTTAAATCGTTTGAATAAGTTGATGCCATATTAGTAAGGTTCTATCTCCGTCCAAGTCATGTTTACACCAGGAACAATATCATTCCAAGTAATAATACCAGGTTCCCCTGTGTTTGCCGTCAACTGCGATCCTGTTGGACTTACAAGCGCTGTTCCAGTTATTGTAACATTTCCTGTAGCTAAGGTCAATGCATTTCCAGTAACCGCTGCTGTTACATCTATTGTTACTGTAGGACTTCCTACTCCAAGAGTTACTTGAGATCCAGTAGGAGAAACATTAGCTGTTCCAGTTATTGTAACTGTTCCTACACCAAGACTTACTTGAGAACCATCAGGAATCTCTACAATTGAATCTGCTGTAATTCCAACACTACCAATACTAATAGATAATGTATTACCGGTTACTTGTATTGTAACGTTGTTATCGTCATCGACCGTTGAAAAAGGTCTTTCGGCAAATGAAGCAAATCCGAAGAGCATAGGTTAACTCTCCAATGCTTCTATTCTAGTTTTTAAACTATCGTTTTCTGCTTTTAATTCTTGTATTGCTTTAACTAATATTGGCGTTAAATGAGAATTAGTTAAGTTTAAATGTTCTTCAAATTCATCATCTATAATAACATTTGTTCCACCATTTTCTTTTTCTAAAGTTAAAATTTCTTGTGCTTTAAATCCATATTTTAAATTACCATGAGGTGTGTCATCTTCCCTTGATTTTTTAAATTGAAATGAAACTGGATTTAATTGATTAACAAAATTTAAACCATGAGGAATATCTCCAAAATTAGTTTTATCTCTTACATCAGATCCTACTGTCCAATCAACTTTAACGTATGAATTAGTAATACTTCCATGACCAGCTACAAGTCTATTACTTTCAGTCGTAAAGTTAAGCCAAGCACTTGATGCACCAGCCTCACTTCCAAGCATAACATTACCAGATCCAGAAGTTAGATTATCTCCAGCTCTGTCTCCGATTGCAGTATTTTCACTACCAGTAACTTTTCCTAAAGCTGCAAGACCAACAGCAGTATTACAGTTTCCACTAACATTAGCATCTAAAGCAGCATAACCTACAGCAGTATTTTGTGTTCCAG